TCATCGGCACAGGCCGCCCGGATCAGTTTGGCCAGCATCATCAAATCGTCGATGTATTGGGAGTACACGCAGAACACATCCTCGTCGGAGTCGAAGTGAAACAGATCCCT